CCTCGGCTGCTGCCGACAATCCACCTGGCATGAAACCCTCCTATCCGAAGCTTCTGGTCCGCGCCCGCGCCAGCCGCGACCCGCTCGCCTTCGACTTCCAATGATCGCCGTTGAGCTTGTTAATCATATCCTCAGTCAGCTGCTTCATCGCCCCCGCCTTGTCCTCCTCGCCCACCGCATGATAATCGGCATGCATCAGAGAACCGTAGAGATAGAGCGACGGATATTTGGTGTAGACCCACGAATCTTGATCATCCGAAAACACCGGCACCTCGGCGTAATAGCTCATCCGAAAATCAGTGCCTTCGGTCGTGTCGGGGAGGCCGCCGAAATATATCGTCCGTCCCTCAATTGTATAATAGCCATAGGTGCTGTTGTAATTCGGCACCGAAGCGCTGGCGTAAGGCGTGCTCGGCAGACGGAAAAACTCGTCGCGCGGCTTGTAACGAATCGGCTTCATCCCCGTCGGCGTCATCCCGCTCTGCACCAGCATCAAATCCGATCGAAGCCAATCGTCCGGCACCTCGGCGCAGCCGCACGTCACCAGCCCATCCACCGTCTTGATCATCCGATCGATCTTGAGCTCGGCGTTGAGCTTCTGCTCACACTGTCGAATGAACCCAGTAACGAGCACCGACGACCAATCCTGCCGATTGGCGTAGTCCGCGATCTGCGCCTGAAGGTCAGAGAAATCGGTCACCGACACCGTCCCCGGGTCAGACCCTTGCCGCGCGGCTCCTGAGTGTCCTTGGTCGGCGACGGACCCGCGGCGCTGCGCGCCGGATTCGGCCATAGATCATTGGCAACCTTCCCCTTCAGCTTGGGAGGCCGCTTGGCCGGATCGCCTTTCGGCCTGAAAGTCTTTCCACGCGGCAGCTTCATGGTCACCTCCACCTCAGAACCGGGAAGCCGGTCTCAGCGCCGCCGAGAACCGACATGATCACGCCAATTAAAAAAAGGACCAGGATGATGGCCAGGATTGCCTGAATCACCCGAGGCGCTGGCTCCGGTAGGGGAAACAGGCCCAGCAAATAGGTGACCAACCACCAAATCAGTCCAAACACTATTATGTAGATGACAAGAGTGATGAGCGCGCCAATCATGGGGTCACCTTTCCGCAGTCGATCAGCATCCGCGTCAGCGTCTGCCGTTCGTCCCGCTGCACGTTCGCAACATACAAAAGGGCGAAAATCATCCCGGCGTTCAACACGACGACGACGAGCAGAAGCGGGCTCGTTTTGAGCGCCCCAACTGTCTCGATGCCGAGTTGAGTCATCTCACCACGCCATGCAGGAAAGGATATGCGGATTGGTCGTCGCGATCACCGATAGCTGCGCCCGCGTGCCGAACCCGGTCGGCGTGTCAAATCCGCCTGTGCCGGCATAGGTTACGGCCGTCCCCGGCGGCAACACAAACGAACCCGCCGTCGCCGCAGCCGCGGTCCCGGTCATCGACCACCATATCGGCTCGGCCGTGTTGTTGTTCTGCAGCCTGAAACCATGCGGCGGATATTTGATCGTCCCGTCGGCGGCGACCGCCCAAACGTTCTTCGCCACCCCAAGAATCGTCACCGAGCAATCATAAGGGGCAACCCCGCTCGATTGAGTCTGCGCCGCCGCGGGCGATGAACAGAGGAGGAGGACACAGAGCAGCTTTTTCATCGGCCTCACCAATAAACGCAGGACACCTTGTGTCCCGCTGTCTTCGCCACCACCGAAAGCACGCCAGACCCCCTGAAATTGAGGGGAGTCACAAACATCGCGGAAAACGACTCGACGCGAATAGGCGGAAGAACAAACGAACCCAGCGTCGCCGCCGTTGCAGTCCCGGTGATCGACCACCACAACGCCTCGGTCGTGTCGATATTCTGCAGCATGAAGCCAGTGACCGTCTGATCAAAGGCAAATACGCTAACCGCCTGTCCAGCGACCTTGATCGTCGTCGAGACGTCGTAAAATGTCGGCGCGGGCAGAGGGGTTATGTCACTCATAACCTCCCCTTCCAGATCCGCCACGGATCGGCGTCGCTCGAGTTCAGCCACACCTTGAACAGATCAGGATCGTCCGCGATGCCAACACGTTGAAGCTCTTCGTAGATGATCGTCGGAATGCGATGGGTCAGCCGGTTGTCGCCGTTGTTGCGCATGATCTCGCGATCGCGCGCAATGCTGTCGAGGATCGGTCCAACGTCCTGATCATGCCTCACGTGAAACTGGCCAGGATCCAGGTCGCCGGAAATCATGGTCCGAACAACCCCGCCGCGAGCCGAATATCTTCTTCTTTTTTCTCCCATTTCACATCACCCATGCTACAATGGGTGAGATAGAGAGATGCACATGCGCTTCGTCGATAAAACGGGCCAGAAATTTGGTTTTCTGACCGTCCTTCGCCTTTCTCACATGGAAAAGGGACGATCCTATTGGATCTGCCAATGTCGCTGCGGGGTCTCCGACTCTATCAAGGGCGGAGATTTGATGGCAAAAAGGCGAACCAGTTGCGGACGCTGCTCGCGAATCGGGCATCCCCCCACAAATCTGAAACATGGGTATCACGGAACGCCAACCTATTATAGCTGGCAAGCCATGCGCCAACGCTGCCTTAATCCAAAAGCCCACGCTGCCGAACACTATAGTGGCCGAGGGATCACGATTTGCGAACGATGGCACGACTTCGAACCCTTCCTCGCCGATATGGGTGAACGGCCACCCGGACTAACTCTTGACCGCATCGACAACGACGGAAATTACGAACCCGGCAACTGTCGATGGGCTACTCGCTCTGAACAAGCACACAACAAACGCCGCTTGCGGAACACTATGTCTTGCTTGTAGTTTCCCCGTCGCCCGTCGGAACCAACCGCTGAAAGTAACTCTTCACGGACGACGGAGAACCCACGGGGAAGCGGCGAGCTTCTGCAGGGCAAGCCGCTTCCCGCACGATTACTGCTTGATTCCGTTCAGCAGGATGTGGGCCAGAGAATTTCTCATCTCCACGCCCCACTCGACCACGATCATGCGCGTCTCGGCGTCGCCAACTCTCGCCATCAGATACTGACGGAACGAGCGGAAGAACGCGACCGCGATATAATCCGGATCAAGCAGAAGACCGACGTCGGCGGCAAGCCAACGCGACGGAATAACCTTGATTCGCCCAAAGTCGGTCGCGATCACGTCGACCGTCGACACCACCTCGGTCTTGCCCACCAAAACTTGCGTGGTGGAACGGCCAACAAAGCTCGACACGGTGCGCCGAGGGCCGGGCGGCACCACCAGCAGCGTCGGGCTCGCGCCATTGCTGTAAGCCTGCTGCATCGCATCGTTGAGCATCTGCTCGGTCAGGCTGACCTGAGTGCCGCCCGAAACCGCAGGAAAGGCGTCCGTGGGGTTGGTGATGCCCGAGGCGATCGTCCCAATCCCAACCGCGCCGCCAGCGCCGCCGCCCAAACGCGGCGGGAAGGTCGCGCGGCCGAGCCAATGCGCAATCCCCTCGGTGACGCGCGCAACCGGCGTGGTGTCGTCGCCGGCGACATATTGCTGGCGCGAACACAATCCAACCTCAATATCGGATTTGAGCACCTTACTGACCATCGCCATCTGGTGAGCCATCTCGCTCCCCTTGCCGGCGGCGTCGCTCTCTTCCTGGGTTCCCGCGACGGTCGCGTCGCGCTCGGAGATCTGCGTCACATTGAACGGACGAAGCGTCGGCGTCGACAGCGCATTGGTGAGCTGAAAACCTTCGAACTGGGCGTTATAGCCAGCCGTCGGATACGCCGGCGCAACCGTCGGCAGGTATTCTGTCTGCCAGTCGAAGCGTCTATTTTTGACATTGCGCCGGCGAACAGCCGACATCACCGGTGTGTCAAACGGGTCAATGTTGTAGATTGCGTTGGACAAATCTTCTCTATTGCCTGTCGCCTTGTAAGAGGTGAAGGCACTGGTAACCATCGGCATTGGGGGGACTCCCGGTTAGAGCATACGGCGAATCACTTCAGCGGCGTCATCGAGACGTCCGCTTTGCGCTAATTTGCGCTGTGCGTCGTCGAAGCCCTTCCTGCGCACATTCCCTAAGGGTGTAGCTGCGCCGGGGGTCAACGTCTTGCCTTTGCCGGGAATGACAGCCTTCGGCTGGGTGGCCGTCATTCGTCTAAATCGGCTCGCCCACCAGAGGACGGTGAGCATGCGCGGATCATAGACCGTCGCCGTCTCATACTCGCTGAATCCAGCGTCCGCCGCAGTGCGGCGCATCGACTGGACTTCCTTCTTCAGCATCGACTCGTCAGGCATCCACTTGGAGTGAGCCGTGACGAACTTGGTAAAGCCTTCTACGGCATATTTCTGGATCCGTCTATCCGTCTCCTGGGCCTCCGCCGATTCACGGTTCGCCCGCATCTGCCGCGATTGCGCCAACTTGCCATACAGCGTCTCAAAAATCTTCTGTGTCGCATGCGCAGCCTGCGGATTGACCGCAAATTCCTGATCCCAATTCGGCTCCTGCGGAATCAGATGAGCGAGATCCTCCTCGTAATCGGAGCGCGCCTTGCTCCACTCGGCCCAGCCCTGCCGCAACTGAGCCGCATTGGTCTCGATCTCGGCGTTGGCCTGATTGAGTTGCGTCGCGCGCTGATGAAACGTCGCCTGACGAACGTACCCACGCAACGCCTCGGCAAGCGTTATCTCATACTGCTTGCCGTCAACCGTGACCTCATATTTCTCGCCCTCGTCAGCCTCGGGCTCATCGTCGGACTGCGCAACAACCTGATCGTCGTCGGACGCCTCGCCGTCATCGATGACGGGTTTGACGTCTTTCGGCGCCTTCCCCCGCGTTCCGGACTCGTCGCCGTCGGCTATCTCTCTCTCACGCCTGCGGTAACCGTCGTCGTCGCCGCCGTCGCTCGTATCGCCGCTATCGTCGCCTTCAATCCGGCGCTCCTGAAACATCGCCTCAGGCCGACTCGGCGTCTCCACCATCTTGCCGCGCTGATCAACCGGAGGCGCAGAAGGCGCTATCTCCCGACCGAAAAATCCAGCAACCTCATCCACGCCTTCAGCCATTTCGCTCTCTCTGCTTCTCGCTGGCGATTAAGTGATCCAGCATCTGCGAAATGCCCTCAAGCGCCTGCAGCTTGGCCCGCACCTCAACCAGCTTCTCCGCCGGACAACTCATCCATTCGGCGCGCCATTGCCTCTCAAGCAATCCCGTCGCCGCCCGAAAAGCGCGATCATCCTTCAAGCTCTTGGCGTCGCGCGCCAATTCCCTGACGATCTGCGCGTCGGTCCTGGGAATCTCGTTCATTCGTCACTCGGAGCGTTCTGCGCCGCCAGAGCGCCAAGCACATGCTGGCTCGCCACCTTCTGCTGCCCAATCTGATGCGCCGAATGCGCCTTCATCAGACCCAGTTGATGCGCGCTTTGCATCTTCTGGTTCGACACGATCATGTCGTTCTCGGCCTTCTGCTGCGCAATCTGCTGATCGCTCGCCATCTTCTGCTGATTGAGCGCCATGTCATGCTGCGCCTTCTGCTCCTCGAGCTGCATCTCGCGCTCGATCTGCGCCGGGTCCGCGCCGCTCTTCTGCGCGTCAAGCTGAAGCTTCTGCAAATCGTATTGCGTCTTAGCCTGCAATTGATCGTATTTGAACTTGCCCTCGGCCTGCATCCGCTCGCGATCAAGCTGCTGCTGACCAACCGCCTTCGCCGTGTCGGAACGAACCTTCTCCATCTGCGCCTGCGCCGCCATCGCCATCGGATCGGGCGTCTTCGGCTGCGCCATGATCGCCTGCAACTGCTGCGGCGTCGGCGTCTTGAAATACCTCCCAACATTCTTGATGTTGGCGATCGCCATGATGTCGCCAATCGTGTTCAATATCTCCGGAATGCCAACCACCGGGTTCTGCAACCCGTACTGACTGACCACCAACTGCTGATCCTGCTTGATCTGGTTCAGAGCCAGCATCCGCGTCATGTCCGAGCCCTTGCCGAGATTGGCGTTGACCTCGACCGCCATCGAAGCGTCGAACGTCCCGGTGTCGTAGGGAACGAACTTGCCGCGGATCTTCAACGTCCGCTTCTGATTGGGATTCTCGCAAATCTCGTTGTAGAGGCCAACAAACAAATCCTTGAACCCGGTCTCGCACAACACCCGCGCAACCAGCTCAGTCCGCTCCTGCGCGCCATTGATCACCGCCTCGACCCCAATCATCGTCGACGACTGCAAAGCCTTCGGATCAAGCCCCTTCGCCGCGTCGGAAAGACCCGTGCGCCGCTGCAGAACCTCGTTGAGCATCTGCACCACCGGCAGCGCCTGCTGACCCAAAAACGGCGTCGAAGTGAACATCACCGTCGAGCCGGGATCGCCGCGAGTGCGGATGACCGCGCCAAGATCGTCGTTCAACGCGTCGTCGACGTCGACCATCAACTCGTTGATCACCGTCTTCGGATTGATGCTCTCGGCCGCCGAGTCGAGAATCGCCCGCATCATGTTGGTCTTGATGCGCTGAATGTCCTCGGTGTAGTCGGCCAGCGACTCCCCGATGATGGTGTGGCTGGTCGGATCGCACGAGAACAAAGCAAACTTGACCCGGTTCGCCGGCTCGTCGCTCATGATCTCCCGCTCTTCGCCAAATGTGCAAATGTAACGAAGCTCGGGGAAACCGTCGCCGTCCTTGTCCGCCTTGATGTACCACTCGCCGTATTTCACCCCGTCGCCAAGCCGCGTCCCCATGAACCGGCCAGGATTGCGCAGCTGCGGCTCAGTCGTAAACGCGCTCTCCGACGTCTGAATATGCTCGAGGCAATCGTCGCGGTCGTACCCCATCGCCACCAGTTCATCGACCGGAATAATCCGCTCGTGACCGATGATCCGGCTGTCCTTGAAGGTGCGGGCGTAGCGATCGAGCCGCATCTCCTCGGGCGGCACGCCGGCGACCCGAATCAGCGGTTTCGACTTCTCGAATTGGATCACCACCTTGTCATAGATCGGCGGCGGCGGAGGAGGAGCCATGCCTGGCGGGCTGCCGGGGGGTTGTGGTTGCCCGCCAGGAGGCCCCACGCCCGGGATCGCGCCAGGCGGTCCAGGCGGAGGCTGCATCTGCGGTGGAGGCGCAATCGGCTGACCCCAATCAAGCACCTTCGCGCTCGGATCCTCCATGATCAGCATCTGAATCTGATCCGCGCCAATGTTCTCATACGTCTTGGTCTGCTTCTCCGTCTCGGTGTCGCTCCACCATTTCACAAACCCCGCTTTGACGGTTAAGGCGTCTTTGATCGCGCCATACAGAATCAAAAATCCGGGATTGTCGTTCCAAAAAACATAATTGACGTAATCCGTCGCCTGCTCCGAAGTGTCGACCTCAGTCTCATTGCGCGGAACCAACGCAACCGGAGCCTCCGATGCGCCAAATAACCGCACCAGGCTCGGCAACATCATCATCACCGCGTCGCGGACGTCCGTGCTGACAAAACTGCTGCGATTCGGCTGGTTGGTGTTGTCCTTGTTGAGGATCTCGCCCAACGTGGCGTTCGGATCCTCGCCAACATACGGGCTGCCGGGATTGTAAGGCCCAATCCAGGGCTCGTAGCCGTAATAATACAACTGAGCGTGATTGCGATCGACCGCGAGGAACGCCTCCTCGTAATCGCGCGCGTCGCCCATCATCGCCTTGATGTAGGCCGAGTAGCTTTCAGGATCGCTGGGGTCGTAGGCGGCGTCGCGCGGGTTTTCCCCATCCTTGAAGTGAGCGAATATGCGTTCCATCGTCATGGGATTCTCGCCACATATTCGCCAGTCGCAAACTGATGGCATTCACCCTTGCGACGCGGAATGATCTCAGGCGGTTTGTTCCACCACGCCATCGCTTCCGGCACGCCAGCATAGTTCCCTTCGTTCAATCGCTCAAGGGCAGTGCTCCCGGCGAATTGCGTCGTCCCAAGATTGAACAGAAAACTACACAGCGCGTCCCACTCGTACTGATGACAGGGAACCTCGATCAACGGCAACGCCTCGGCGCGAAAACGCCGGTTGTCGGAACGGAAAATCGTGTGCGCCGCCTCAAGGGTAATCGTCATGCCCTGATAAACCGTCGGCGGCCCCGCGGCGCTCGTATGCCCAATGCCAATCGTCAACACGCCCGTGGTGTCGAGATACGCGGTCAGCTTGCACCCCTCGCGATCCGATAAAACGTCCACCCCCGCCTTAGACAGATACAACTGAGACGGGGGTAGACGATCGCTCACGGCCGATACACCGCCGCGATATGCCGACTGAGCGGCAACGGGATCTTGGCGATCATCGCCGCAGCCATCTTGCGCCCCTTGGACTTGGAGCCATGACGCCGCTGCAACGAACAATCCTCACCTGAGGCGAACCAGTCGTTGCCGTTCTTCACCCCCTCATGCTCAGCAGAATTCGTCCAATGCCCGCTCGTCCGATGCGGGACGCCCTTGACGCCATCCATCAAACGCTGCGGCATCAGCGCAGGCACGTCGCCCCACAAATAAAAGCTGCCAAAATTCCACCGCGCGCGCCCGACCCACTTCTGCGCCCCGCGCACGTTCTCAACCACCAAGGGAACCCGCCTCCCCGCCGCCTCGCTCGCCTCACGCTGAATGCGAAAACAAACGTTGAACAGCGTATTATCAGGAGGCGGCAACGCCTTCGCCCGACTCCATGGCATCGCCCGATAACTGTACGCCTGACACGGAGGACTGGCGACGATCAGCGCCGCGTCCCTGAACTGCGCGCCATCCAACGTCGTAACATCCTGCAACACCAATTGCGCCGGATAAGCGTGCTCACCGTAGACATGACGCTCGATGTCAAACCCAACGACATCGTAGCCCTCGGCGAGCAAGCCGTCCGTCCACCCGCCAAGGCCGCAAAAAAGGTCAATGGCGAGAGGCTTCGTCATTTCGGCTCGGGAGCCTCCGGCAACGCGTTGTCGATCCCAGAATCCACGTCATACGCCGTCACACGCCACTCGGTTACGCCAGGACGCTTCACCGCAACAATCACCTTGTCGCCGTAAGGCTCAGGCAAATCATCCGGCAACGGCGGATCAATCACGTCGGGCGGAACCGGCTGTCCGCTCGGGTAATTGCCGCTCCCCGGCGGCCGATTGCCAGGATGGCCGGGCTGACTGGGAAGCCCATGACTCGGATGCCCAGGATGGTAGATCGGCCCGCCGCCAATATGCGCCGGATTGGGCGGCAGACCATGCTCCGGATGACCCGGATGATAAATCGGCCGGTTGCTGATGTGATCGGGCGGGCCGCCAGGAAGGCTGTTGTCGACGCGCCCGCCCTCAAGCGGAACAATCCAGTAAAGCTGTGGCATGGGCTTCCTCACTCGGTTGGAGACGCCTCATCCGTAGCAGACTTTTGTGACGCCGGCTCATTCGACGCCGCCAACTTCGCATCAATTTTGCGCAGCGCCTCCAACACCGGCTTCCACCGATCGTCCGAACTCACCTCAATCACCCGAATCGCCTCATGCACAAACGATTCCGGCTCATCCAACTCGACCAGCATGTCCAGGTTCTTGGTCATCTTCTCCGCTCCCTTCGGCATGTCCGCATTCGACGGCAACTCCACGCCGCGATCGGCATAGTAACGCTTCAAATCATCGCTCATTTCGTCAGCCCATGCACCGTCATTGCACCGGCGTTCTGTTCCGAATATTAGCCAAAGCGTCGTTAAAAAGCACATAATTGTTCTGACTTGAACGAAACATCGGCTGCCTAATCCCAGGCACTCCCTGGGCCTGAAGCGCCGCACTCGCTTCGGACGGAGACATCCTGGTCAGCAAATTATTGTAAACCTCTCGACCCGACGCCGCTGGAAGAGCGTTTAAATTCTTCGCCGCCCGATAAGCCGGCCACGACTGCTTGTTCATCGGCGCGGTCCAGTCAAGAAAATGTTCTGGATTGGCGTTGATCCCAACATTGTAAAGCGCGCCGCCAGGACGAGCGTAACTCTTCGCATAGCTCGGGCTCTCCGAGAAATACAACCCATGCCCCTCCATCTGCGTCCCCTCTCCAGACCCAATCGCGCTCGAACTCATCGCCTCAATATCTGGATTGGGAGAGCCGTGATAAACGTTGAACCCCGTCGCCGTCCGAGGACCAAACTCCGCCTTCCCCATCCCCATCGTCGCCAAACTCGCCATGTCCCCAACGCGCGCCTGAGTCCGGGGATCGGCCATGCTCGCCTTGCCCGTCGCCACATCGCCAGGCAACGTAAACCCGCTCTTCGCCGTGTCCCAAAGACCACGCGCAATCTGAGGCAACCAATAGCCGCCGCTTTGCGGCTGTTGCGGCTGTTGCGGCTGTTGCGGCTGTTGCGGCTGTTGCGGCTGTTGCGGCTGCGGAGACGACGGCTGATCCTCCGGCCAGACGCTGTTGTCGTCGGTCAACTCAGGCATCGAATTCAACGTCGTCCCATAAGGCATTACTTTGTCAGTCCGTGCACCGCCCAAAACGCGGCCTCCTGAACCTTCACCTTAGCGATCTCCGCCGACGGCCCATGCGGGACCACCGCATCAATCGCCTGAATGAAATTCAACGCCATCTCACGCAACGTCGCCATCGCCGCCTTCTGAACCGCCGTCAGCTGCGGCAAATCGCTCACACCAGACCCGCCCCATAAATCAACGCAGCCAACGCCAAACACAAAAGTCCGCCAACCAGATAAGGCCAAGGCGGATTCATGTACATCAGATGATGCTCCGCAGCCGCCGACGCAGCCGGACGCCATGTCTGGCGCTAAACCCGCCGCTGATCAAGGGAATTCCCACACAACCCGTCCGAAACGCATCCGCCGCATCCTCCGCCTCGTCCGCAACCGCTATCCCCGATTTGCCGCGACGATACGAGCGAAGACGGGCTAAACCCTTCCGCGTGGCCTCCTCGTCGAACCAGGATATGCCGAGGCTGCCACGCGTCGCCGTGATCCCGTCGTCCGTGGAATGATTCGGAACCGTAATCACCGGCTCCTTGAGCAGGCTGACCAACTCATGCCGCCGACTGTGACCCGTGCTCAGCTCCCTCACCTCAACGTCATGCGGCAGAAGATGCGCCCGATACTGAAATCCGCCCGTCTTGGCCTTGAGAGAGAGAAGTTCGGCATAATAGCTGAGAGATTTGCCCCGACCCTCAATGTAATCGATCCAATGCAACTCCCGGCCGCAAATCTGAAACAACCAAATCACCTGAAGATGCCGCATCCCCAGGTCCCAGCTGGTCAGAACCCCCGTGTTCAAGTCCGGAGAGACCTTCGTGACTCTGTTTTGGGTTTGGAGCGCGTTAATCGCCTCCTGGTAATACGCCCCCTCAACCGGAGCCGCGAAACTGCACAACATTTCTCGCGCAAACTCGTCCGGACTCATGTCCTGCCGCATCTCCTGCACCTCCTCAGGATTGAGAGCCGTGTCCCCCGTGGCGGTGATCGGAATGTCGAAAATCGCCCAGTTCGGATCCTCCTCCGCCCGCAGCTTCAGCGCATGGAAATGATCCTCGCCCGCAGCAGTGCCGCTGACAATCGCAAAACCCCGGTAATCAGCCAGGCAAGGGCGAATAACCGAGGTGTAAGCATTTGGGTGAAGCAAAGGGTACTCATCCAAAACAGCGCCATCGAGGTAGATACCCCGCATGCGTTCATACGCGAGAGCGCCGCCATAAAGCCGGATCTGAGCCTGGTTCGGAAGAGTGACACTGAGCTCGCCCTCCATCGTGCGGATGCCGGGAATATTGGAGGTGTAATGCTTCAGATACCCCCAAACCAGATCCTTCGCCGCGTCAAAGCTGGGGCCAATATACGCATACCGCGGAGGAGGGGTTTGGCGGGGATTGAGATTGGCCGCCCTGATCAGATGGTTCACGAGGGCGACCGTCTTCCCCGCACGCCGATGCGCAACAACAAACATGAACCGCGCAGGGCTGGCGTGCAACGGCGCAAAATGAGGCCGAGGACGATACGGTATCCGTACCCGCGTCTCATTCTGGGACGGGGAGAGCTCGTCGATCGTCGTCGCTTCCATCGTCCCAGCTTATGACAATCTTGGTCGGCCCGCCAAGGCTTAGCGTCGGCGCGCTGTCCGCACGAGGCGCTAAAGGATGGCTCTGAAACTGTTGCGTGCCGGCAAGCTTGGAGGAGGCCCACTCCCGCCGCCGACTGTCCTCGTCCTCGAAGGCGCGCTTGTACTCGACCAGCACGCGATTGTTCATCAGAGAGGCTAGCTCCCGATGCAGCCGCTGCAGCCGCGGGGAATGATCGATCAGACGTTGCAACCGAAGAGGATGGCATTTGAGCCGAGCCGCCGCCGCATCCGTGTCGCCCTCCTTGAGGTAAAGCGCAGTCGCCGCTTCCTCAACGTCAAGAGGCGTCGTGCTGGGCCGCTCGTCATACGGGAAGTGCGGAAGAGGCAGAAACTCTTCATCCATCTCCGACATGGGGTTATCCTTTTGTGTTATGTTTTATTATTTTAGCACATCCATAGGCGGAGGGGACTCCCGGTACCGGTCTCTATAAAGGGTGGTCGGAGGGGGGGGCCTTTCGGTCGCCGGCAATAGGATCGCGTCGAAGGGACGGCCGCAACCGCCTGTAATGGTTGCACAATCTCATGTTGTTCTCCCGCCGTTGACAATAGGACACACATTGTCAACGAGATGCCTAAGCCCTTGATATCACTCGATGTCCTCACTGAGCGCGGAGCAAAGACCGTCACGCGAACCGTCAAAGCAAAATGCGGGCGACGAAGGATCACATTCCCTGTTGACAAGGACTGCGAATAGGACTATGTAGTGTGTGCGCGATGGTCGCGCTAAGGACACGCCAATGTCTTATCAGTTTACAAAGTTCTTTTCGGTCGATAGCCCGAAAGCAATCAAAGCCCAAAGCTTTGGTTGGCTGAACGCCATCAACTACATGGCGCCCGCCCACACCGCTGGCGTCGGCGATCTTTGCCCTTGGTCAAGCGCGGGCTGTCGCGCGCTATGCCTAGGCGAGCACTCCGGTCAAGCCGCAATGCACGCGCCAGGGCAATCCAACGCCGTCCTCGAGTCGCGCAAGGCGAAGGCGATCATGTTCATGAAGGAACGCGCCGCGTTCATGCGCGAGCTGGACGCCGGCATAGCCCGCGCCGAGCGACAGGCAAAACGCCTCCAGATGAAGCTCTGCGTTCGCCTGAACGGCTCAACCGATATCAATTGGCTCGCCGTCATCAAGCGATATCCCCACATCCAATTCGTTGACTATACCAAGTCGGTAGCCCGCGCCCTCGCCCATGCGGCGGGCAAATTGCCTTCGAACTATCACGTGACGTTCAGCCGTTCGGAGGCCAACGAGGCGGATTGCCGGGCCGTTCTCGCGGCCGGCGGCAATGTGGCGGTCGTTTTTGGTTGCGACATGCCGCGCAGCTATCTCGGTCGTCCGGTCGTCTCTGGCGACGATCACGACCTTCGCCATCTAGACCCGAAAGGCGGTTTCGTTATCGGTCTCACGCCCAAGGGCATGAAGGCCAAGCGCGACACGTCCGGCTTTGTCGTGTGGTCATGCGACTTGACCATGGCGGAAGCGGCATGAGCGGGCTTGCGCTATTCGCCGCGCTCGCCTTCGCCGTTTGGGCGATTGCAATCGGGTTGATTTGAGGCGCGCGAGCGCCTCTTTTTTTGCCTCCGCCGTCGTTCACAAA